TCTTGTCCATCCGTTGGTGTACCAGCTATAGCAGCGTTATAAGCCCCTTGTACTAATGTTTGATCCGCTTGTTTTAATGGTGTTTTTTTCATATTATTCTTCTTTCTCTGTTGGTGTTGTTGGTGCAGGAGTTACTCCGAACATACCAGCTTTATTCATAGCACCTAAACCAGATGTTAACGAACCAGCTGCACCAGTAATACCTGACCACATTTTCTGATCTGCAGCCGCAACTTTTTGACCAGCAGCAGCTGTTTCAGACTGTGCCATACCCAACAATGTTGATACTTTATTTCTTTCCATATCACGTGACATAATTTCACCTTGTCTTTCTTGACTTTGTAAATTAGCCGCCATTTGTCTTTCAGCCATTTGATTAGACTGTTCTTGTTTACCAATAGATATAGCAGCTTTTTGAGCATCCATAGAACCTTGATTAGCTAATGTTTGTGCTAACGCAGCTACACCAGATCCACCTGCAGCACCTTTCATTTGTTGCATTATGTTCGCTTGATTTTCTTGTTGTTGTTGTCTCATGAAGTCTGCTTCTGCCTGATTAACAGTTAAGTCCTCCATAGTATTTTCCATGTTTGCATAAGGATTGCTAGTGTCTAAACTAGCAAAAGCACTTTTTTGTCTTTCCATTTCAGCTTTAGCTTTAGCTTCTTCAGCTCTAGCTCTTTTCTTTTGTTTAGCACCAGATATAGCTTTAGCTACACCAGCTCCAACCCCAACAACTGCGCCTGCTATTAAAAAACTCATATCTTATTTATTTTTATTAATGTATTCTTCATATTCATTTATATCTTTTGCAACAATATCTTTTTCTAATTGTTGTATATCTTCTATATTTGTAGGATTTTTATGCACGTTAACAAATATACTTGGAACATGCGCATATATAACTCTTTTAGTTCCTGGTTTAGCAACAACATAACATGGTGCTATATACTCTTCTAAACCGTCTTCTGTTGCAACAGATATATGACCGGTTAATAGAAACCAAACATGTAGATGTTTGTGTATAGCTCCAACAACTACAGAGCCTTGTTTCATTGACATTTGCCTTACATATATACCATCTGCAAATGTATGTTTTAAAGGAAAGTGTGTAGAGTCTTGATGAGTAACTATATTTACCTCATCAGCATTATTAACTAACATCGATTGAAAATCTAAGATTTTCTTTCGAGTAGATAATTTAATATCTTTATTCATATTATATTTAATTATAGTTAAATAATCACACTTTTTTTGCGTTATTTACTACTTTCAAACATATCCACACCAACACTAAACAGTTCAGCTTCAGTTGTAGAGTTGTTTATCATCTTAACTTCTGCAAAATAACCTAATATACTACTCAAGTTAGCTTTGTTGTCTTTGCTAAATAAAATAAACGATGAGCTTGGAACACTTGCTACTAAACTATTACCTATTGTTATTTGTTGATTGTTTGGTATTGCAGTTATAATACCTATTTCAACAACACTAGATGAGTTTATATTAAAACCACCAGAAGATGTAGTTGGCGCATAGTAAGCTGTATCACCAATTTGACATGATACGTTTAAAGCATTTGCAAATATTATATTTACTACCATATTAAGATATTGTTAAAAAGTTACCAGTTTTTATTGTTATATTACCACCTGTAGCGCCAAAACCTTTACAAGTTATTTTTCCTTTTAAAGTTACTTGTGTTTCAGATTCTTTAGTTGCTGTTAGTTTAGCTGAATATGTAAATCCATTACCAAAAGAAAACACCTCTCCTTGTGGTGTGTCTGCCGTTAAAGTTTTGCTTAAGGTTACAACTGTGTTGTTTATATTAGTTATAGTTGTTCCACTTTGTACGTTAGGACCAGTAACAGTCATACCTGTAGAAAGTCCATCTACTCCATTAGCTGGAACTGTAATTGTTGAATTTCCGTTAGCCGCGTCATTAACTAAAGCTAAATTTATATCACCACCAATAACATCTATATCTTCTGGCTGTTTTGTTACTGTAAAAGAACCTGACGTTGTTTTAAACCTCATATCTATAGGCTTTATTATTTCAGCCGTAGAGTTAGGTTGACCTGTAAAGGCGGATGTTACAATATTAGTGAAACCAGTTTCATTAGCCATGTTAGTTAGTAGTGTAGCTGTTATATTAGTTGAAACATTAGCTTGAGAAGTAACAACTAAAGGACTAGATACTGTAGGGAAATTAGAACTTAAGTCTAAATTATCACCACCTAAATCAACACCATAAACATTGTAAGTAGCTGCCGTTGAAGAAGCGTTAGCGTCTAAATTAACATCTACAGACGTTGTGCCATTTTCTAAAGTTATAGTGTTTACCACAGGTGTTTCAGCATCTGCCCATGAACTACTCCAAACATATCTAACTTCATTGTTAGTAGCTCCAGAAAGTGTAACAAATTTATCGTTACCTTCTTGAGGTTTTACAACAACTATACCTATGTTACCTGCAGCTGTAGAATTTATAGTTAGTTCAAGATTATTACCAACAGATACATTTGTAGGATTAGCTGTTATACTTTGAGCTTTAGGTTGTGTTGTTATAGTTGCCAAAGATCTTGCTAAATAGTTTAAACGAATTTCATGCAAGAAAGAACAGAAACCTCCTCCTTCACTAGAGTCTGGATCACCAGCTTCCCAACCAGGACCTGTAGGTGGTGTATAAAATATTTCTACTATAGTAGACGCTATTTTAGAAGTGTTACCAGAACTAGTGTGATAAGTATTTATATAATTAAAACTATATGCACCAGCCCAAGGTTGACTAGCTAAATGAGGGAAAAATGCTGCATCAACACCACTAGCTTGTCCTCCACCCATATTTGTTAAATAGTAATCACTATCAGCTGTTATAGTATACTTGGCAACCATAGTTGTTTGTCCTTCTGTAACTGTACCAGTATGTTTTATAGTTGTTATAGGATCTGGTAAATAACTAGCATCAGCTGTTTCAGTAAAATCAGATAGATCTGTATAAGCTATAGTAACTCTATCATTACCACTAACTGAACCTGAAGGTATTTCATCATAACTAACTCTCACACAAACATCTCTTAACCTACCTCCTGTTGGTGGCGACTGACCATTAAAATCAACATCATGCTTTAAAACTTGATTACCTGAAGGCATAGAAAAGCTTGAGTAGAAAGTTTCTATTTTAACTCTATTTGCCGGATCACCAGGTATACCAGGCGTCTCATTAAAATTAGCATCGATATTTACATTTGAAAATTGAACTTCCGTTATACCAGGATCAGCGTTCCAACTACCACTATTAGGTTTTGTATACTTATATATAGTAGCGTTACCAGTTCCAGATGTTGAAGCTACACCTCCTGGAACACTAAAATCTTGAGCGCTTAAATTAAGACCACTATAACCAGCAACCCATTGACTACCATTAAAACTTTGTTCGTTTGTTATATAACTTTCTCTAGAACCAGCAGCAATTGTAGCTCCTGCAACACCGTTTAATGGTTGCTTAAATAAAACTCTCCAATTAGGATCGTCTGGTGTTGAATCCCAAGAGCTGTGGTTTGAAGACGCTGGACCGTTACCACCATCATTTGAATGTGTACCTTGAATATATATTTTATAAGTTACGCCAGGTGGTTGACCAGATGTACCAATTGAATCAATAAAGCCTAATCCTTGTACAGAAAACTCTCTTTCATCTAAGTTAGATAATTCTGTTGTTTTACCTCTTATTGTACTGAAGTATTTACCTTCTTTGTTTTTAAACTCCAACAAACCTGTATCTTGTAAATTTGTAGTTATATCTTCAATATACCAACCTGTTTTAGCAAATAATGTATAATATTGACCATCGGTATAATTAGCTGTTGTACCAGCAGCGTTAGTAACGCTTTCTGTAGTAAAAGTTGTTACAGCAGCCGCAGTACCTTCATAATTTATACTACCAAAACTCTTAACAGAACCAGGTGCATCGTTAAATATTAATGTAACGTCAGAAGTATATTGAGTTCCGTAAAAATTATTTCTTGTTTCATTTGTGTGATGCTGCCATAAACTACCATGTCTAAACGTGTAATACTCGTTGTTTATACTTAAACCAGCTTCTGGTAAATAATCTTTAAAACTAACCCAACCACTTGTTAATTGACTAAATGACAAAGTTGTACCGGTAAACCTAAACTGAGAAGCGTCGCTTTTCTTTTTTAAAGATATATTATATTCTTTTTTCTTTTCATCATAACTACCTATTACAGAAGCTAAGTCTCTTAAATTATCATTAAAATAATCTTTCATACCCATGTCAGATATAGAAACTATTTGATCTCCTCTTAATGTTAATACATTACCTCTTTGAACATCTGCCCAATAAAAACCATCTGGGTCTGATGTTAAAGACTCTGGATATGTAGATATGCCATATTCACCAGGAAGTGGAACAGCTTGGCCTAAAACATTGTTAGTAGACGTTACGTTAGAATTACCATCAGCATTAAATAAAGCGTCTTTATTTGTTAGTATTTTTAAAACTTTATCTTCACAAAAAGCTAGAGTATTAGTATCTCTAGTTACCATTTTTTGTATACTACCGTGGTCAGGATTTAGATCTTTAGTTATTGGCTCTGCTTGTATAAATTGATTAAGATTATTAACACCACTTGTAGAGTTATATATACCAGACCATATAAATCCATTTTTTCTATGCTCTTCAGCATAAGGCTCGTCTAAAGTTGTAGAAGCTTTTACACCATTATCTATTCTTTTTGCATTAAAATCATCACGTATTCTATCTGATTCAACACCATTACCAAAAGAGTAGCAGTTAAACCAACCTAAAACAGTTGGATTATGGTGTGGTGCTGCATCAGCTCTACTTATAAAACTACCAAGATCTGTTGAATTATCACCTGTTATAAAGTGCATTACGGTTGTACCAATTGCAGCAGGTGTGCCACTAGGAAAGTTTGACATTAAACATATTTTAGAATTATCATATCTTTCAAAATAAGCATAATGATAATGTGGGAAAACAGCTGTCAACGCAGGTGTTATTGTTATTTTAGATACACCAACACGAGCTGGGTCATAAGGCTCAATAGCTGTTACAGTATGTGTAGTTCCATTATGTTTAAAGGTAGAGCCAATAGGTATTAATAACTCATCTTCTGTATGATCTGGATTTATAGGTATAGCACCAGAAGCTTCGTAATAAATATCAAGACCAATATCTTCTTTAGGCTCTGTTTCCCATATAGCAGGGTTTGTACTTGAAAAAGCATTAGGACCATCTTCAGATTCAGTAACAATTTCAGGCTCTAAAAATTCAACTATACATGTGTGATCATTTCTACGGCTATAACCTCCTAATCCTACACTAGTAGGAGCTTTAAAATCTGGCTTACCACCAGTTCCATCTGCAGGATTATTGTCTGGGTCTGGGTTTGAAAAGAAACTAGAGTAATTACCAGTATTAGTATTTCCGTGAAAAAGTATTGGGCTAGCACCCCAACTTTGCGCACTAAACTCACTATTTCCGTTGTTATTAAAAACAGTAGCAGCTTCAAGTTGGTTTGCTGTGTTTAATTGTGCACCAGTATCACTAGTTATAGGGTACCAGTTATGATTATATCCTACAGGGTAAGTGTTTGTATGAGAGTTACCAGCTCTATCTACTATAGTAAAAGTACCGCCAACAATAGCACCATCATATCTTTCTCCATCTTGAATCATTCTCATACCATTAGGGTTGCCAGGCGAAACGTTATTTGGATCTGCTATTTGCATAGGAGCATGTCTGCTAGAGTCAAAAACATGATTACTACCACCACCAAACATTTTGTCAACTTTAATTCTTGCGCTCCATCTGTTAGCAGATAAAAGATCTTCATCATCTTCATAGTTCCAAGCAGCATCTCCACTTGATCCAATTAAAGTACCAGTTCTACCATTTTCGCTAGACCATGAGTTTGTTGAATCAGAATATCTAGTGTTTTTCCAAAGTCTACAAAAATCACCACTTTGATAATTTTCCCACAACCTACCTTGTACACCTTCAACTCTAAATACAACTTGAGCTGGATCTTGTTTAAATCTAAAATGACAACCAGGCATTCTTATTCTATCCCAAACAGCTGAGTATCTAGTGTTTTGGCTTCTTGGATCGTCTTTAACAAAATTAATATAAGATAAGTCTATATAACCATTACCAGTATTACCACCAGAATCCATTGGGCTTTGTCCAAACAAAGGATTCATATTTGGTAAACGATCTATAGCGTTATAAATACCACCTTTATTAAGGTTTCTTGTTTGTATTGTATTCTCAGTTCCATCTGGACCAGAGTCTTGATCGTCTATTACCCACCTAGACTCTACTGTTTGATGACCGTTTGGACCTGGGCCATCATGATAATCTCTCCACTGTCTATACCAAGTTTTACCTCTACCTTTATAAGCATTTATATAACCAAGGTTAAAAGTATCTACAACTCTGTATCTTAAATTTAATGAAAAACCTGATAATAACTCTTCTTGTAACGTTAAGTCTTTTAATATTTTAACAAAAAATCTACCATCAAACTCTGGTTTATTTTCAAATTTATTTTCAAATAATTCTAGTCTCATTTGAGTAGTTCTGCTCAACTGAGATATTTCTTGAACATCATCACCTAATGGTCTGTCAAGAATAAGTCTAACAGTGCCACCAGTAGTTGAAACATTTATACCGTTAACTTCGTAAACATCACTAGTAAAAGCTTGAGCACCACTAATACCACCAAATCTCACCTGTACATTGTCTTTTATTACAGGTTCTGTAAAAGATCTAAAAAATTGATTAAAGTCAGTTAAATCTATTATAACAAAAGTTCTATCTGGCTCTGGCGTTCCAGCTGATTCAAACTCTACAGTTTGCATACCAAAAGAGTTTCTTTCTCTTTTAATAAATAAAGGAGCCTCATTACTTATAGCTATAACTTTATATCTTGCTGTTTCTTTAACAGGTGTGTTACTATTATGTTGTTTCTTTAATATTAAATAACTACTTTCATCTACTTTATTTCTTTCAGCCGATGGAAAACTAATCCAAACATTACCATCTTCAGCATCGTAAAAACGATCCATAGCCATGTTGTAATATTCATTAGAAGTTTCTTTAATATAATATTTTAAATATCTAGCCCAAGGAGGTGGGTCAAAACCTCCGTTTGATTTTTCTAATATTTTAACTTTTATTCTATTTTGTTTATCAGCGTCTTTTTTATCTACTGTTATCGAGCCACCTGTTTCTGGAACCATGACAGGTGTTTCTCTACCAAGACCATCTAACCAAACAACACCAAGTTGGTATGTTCTCATAGACTTTAAAGACTGTAAAGGTATCTCATAATCAGTTATACCACTATCAGTTATTTTGTATGCAGCATGTTGAACATTAAGTTGTAAACTTTTAGATATTGTATAGTTTTGTTTATAGTTACCATAAACTAATCTATTAGCTGTTATCTCTTGAGCTTTGGCACATTTAGGAACATTATCATAAGGCCTTAATAATTGATTAGACGGTATTGTGGCGTGTATTAATTCTGTATCAAGATCAAAACAACCTCTAGCTGAAGGATCAGCTTTCATATCTGGCCAACCATCATCACCTCTTTTTATTGTTTTTACAGAATAAACTGTTTTTGATTGCGTTTCTTTATATAGTAAATCTACTTCACAAATGTCATCTGGTACTAAATCAAACTCATTAAAATAGTTTTTTAATCTTATATGCCTAACTCTATTTGTCATACCTAGGTTATAACCTTTTTTAGGTAAATAATCAAAATCACCAGGTAAAAAAGCTATTTCAGAAAACGGTGCAAAAGTAGAATATTCACCATCTGTATACTTATATCTATATGAAAATCTAGGAAATTTATATTCAAACATAGGTTTTGGCTGTTCTAACCTAGTTAAAAATTGAGCAGGTAAAGTTGGTGCATCAATATCTATTGATTGTATAGTTGCTGTAAAAGTACCTGTTGAAGGTGTAGCATTACCCTGAATAACCACTACAGGACTAGTAATTATTGTTATTCTAGCTTCAACTTGATCTAAAGGAAAATTATCTGGTGCTAAATTTAAGTTACTAGTTAACATTATTGTATCTCCAACTCTATAATCTACAGGCGTTAAAACATCAAAATCTATTTGATCTCCAACTTCTAAGTGCTCTGCGTTAACACCACTACCATCACCCAAGTCTATCATAGTATTTCCTGAACCTACAGATGTAGAAAAAATTGTATTTTCTGTTGTGCCATCTGTTCTATAACTTTCAGTTGTTGACATCTCAACATCTAAAGGTGATAAAGGAGCTCTTTTTAAAACAGTAATATCAGCTTTTTCAACAAATATAGGTTGACTTTCTTCTCTATCCAAACAAACTTCAAAAGCATTTGCTACCTTTTCTCTTTTTCTTAACAACCTAGTGTGAAAAGAATTGTTGTTTTGAGATATAGGTTGTGGTACATTGTTTACGTTTGCTGCTTGTGCTGTCCACAAGTTTCCATCTATATGTCCACCTAAAGGTAAAGTACCACAAGTACCTAACTTAGATCTTTCTATATGTATTTTTTTAGGCTCGTTATAATTATCAGTCCAAAATATCATACCATCTAAATGGTTTATAGCTGTAATCATTCTGTGGTGTTGAAACTCTAAAACCCTAGGAGCTGTAAATGTTACAACATCACCAGCAGTAGCGTAAAAAGGATTACCATAAGCAAGTAATCCACTACTACCACTATGATATATTCTATATGTTCTTTGATTACCTGTCATACCTGAAAACTGTATGTTTGTAACCTCAACACCAAAATTTAAAGATTGACCAACAGCGTTTACTCCAGATCCGTTTGGATCATTTAAAGTACCGCTTAATATCATACCAGGTCTAATACCTAAATCATTATGATTAGCACTTGTTGTAATATCAAAAAACAAACCACCAGCTTGATCAGCAGCTATAGTGTGTGTAACAGAGTATAAATCTACAAAGACATACTTAGTTGTTTTTGTATTTACATCGTATTCTATTATATAATCTACTTTTTTTAATGGTACAAAGTTTTTTGTACCACCACCAGCGATAAAATAATATATTAAATCTTTTTCAGGAACAGGTAAAACTCCAACACAAGAAGAGTAATCATCGTTTACAGTGTTAGCGCCTGAAACTTTAGTGTTACCTAATAAAGTTTGCAGTGATCCAACATTAGAACCATCAGATGTTGCTAGTTGTACGTTTCTAGCATCACGATATTGACCAGGTTCTAGGACTCTTTCGTCCATGTCCTTGTTCATTTTACCGCCAGAAAAATTCCTTTTTAATTCAGCCATTATTTAGTTTTAGTGTTTTATCCATTTAGACTTACCTCTCATTATCTGAGTAATCTCTTCAATTTTAATATTTGATAATCTTATTTTTGCTTTTCTAGTCTCTGCAAATCTTTCTTTCTTTAATAAAGCAACCATATTATGATCTGTAGGTGTTTTTGATTGCATGCAAGCATATAATACATGTTTTATTAAAGCTTCTTGTGCAAACTTATGAACTATAAAATCTTGTGTAGTATTTAATTCATTTGCCCAAGGATCACCAGTTTCTACACCTGATTGTAAGTATGCAACACCATCGCTAATATACTTTAAGGTTACAGTTTTTCCAGTAATATTACTACTAAAATGTATTCTTCCTTTCAAATAATCTATATAAAAAGAACCGTTTTGATTCATGTGTCTAGGCTCTGCACCAAATATTCTACCATTATCGAACTCAAAGTTATCACTATCATCATACAAGTTAGTAGATCTTTGTGGTGTTGTGTTTGGTGTATTACCATGATAATCAAACCAAGTATTAGAATCACTAGGGTGTGTAGACTGACCTGTGTTATCAAACTGTAAAAAGTAATCACTATCTTGATTATAAGCTGTTGGGTTGCTAGTTATAATAGCTGGAAATAAAGTATACTCAGTACCAAAATCATCTTTATAAGTAACTTTTACATAACCTACAAAGTCATGTGGCAAAGCCATAACTAAAGATGGTGGTATCTCTATCTCCATAGATTTTACAGATCTAAAAGTATCAAAGCTTAATTCTTGAGTTGCTCTATAAGCGTGGTATGTAATATGTCTTTTTCTTATACCTTCAAGCATCATACCAGGACCACCATAAGTAGCAAGTATATCGTTTATTATATCATCTACTCTCATAAACTGATAATTACCATACTGCTTATCATCTCCTGATAATTGAGTATTATCTTTACCTTGATAATATTGTTCGTGTGTTAATGTTATTAAGTTACTTGGCATGTTTTATTATTTTGTTTGTGCGTCGTTTTGAGCTTCTTCTTGTCCAGCTAATTGTACTAAACCTGGTTTGTTTATTGTTATACCAGCAAGCTCTAATATTTTTATAACTAAGTTTGTCTCTTCTGATCTATGTAAATTAAAATCAGTTGATGTACTAGAGTCATATAATGCTTTTTCATTTACAACAACATAACCCCAGTTAACAGGTGCTGGTGGACCAGATATAACTTCTATGTTTAAGCCAGTAGTTAATGGTGTTTGACCAGTATCTTCTCTATATAAAGAAAAACTACCATCTGTATTTTCTGTATAGTAATATTCTGCAGGATCTACACTGTGCCATCTAGAATTTTGTTTGGCAACATAAAGTTCTTGCAACATTGGTAAGCTATAATACTCTATACGTTTTAATGGTATTCTAGAACCACCTGTTCCAGAGTAATACATTCTACCAGTTCTATAAATAGTGTGTGAAAGTGCGGGCATGAAAAATGCACCGTTAGTGGCATTGTATGTTAGAGCAACATCAGTGCCTTGATATATTGATAATTTTTCTCTTATTATATTTACTGTGTCACCAAAGTCTGGCTCTAATGGATTATTAGAACCTGGTGACTGTTGAGCTTCATCTCTTTTATTTAAGTTTACCTTAGCAGCTAAATCATAAAAGTATTGCTCAAATATATCTAACTGCGCTTGATTAGCATGCAAGTTAAATTCTTGTGGCGTGATATAGCCTCTTTGCTCCTTATTAGCTAAAGCTAAAACTCTTTGATAAACTGTATCTATACTTATACTTGTATTATGCGCCATATATTTTTTTATTTATAAGTATAACAACCACCCCGAAGGGTGATTGTATACTGTTTTGTTTACTTTAATTGTTTTTCAATAGAAGTTAAAACTTCCATACCTTCATCAGTTTTAAACCATTGTGATAAAGCTGAATATGGATGCTCTTCAAAAGGAACTTTTAATAATCTTCTATCTGTTGATGCCCAAGTAAATACTCTGTTATCATCAGACAGTTTTAATATTCCCATTTCAGTTGCTTTTATACCTATATTTCTAAGATGTATACCATCATCTTTCATTAAGTCTAAAAATAATGCAGGCTTATTCTTAGCAAATACAAGTAAATCTCTTTTAAGCTCCTTAGAACTCATCTTAGATACGCTAGAACCAACCTCAACACGCATTATAGCTTCAGCCATATCAATATCCATTTCTCTTGCAGCTATCATTGCGTCTAACTCTAAATCTAAAGTTTCTAATTCTGATTTTGCTTTTTCTCTAGGTTTAACTTCAAACCAAGCTTTTTCAGCCCAAGGGTGATATATAGACAACATCATTTGTAGTGTTCTTTGATTTTTTGGAACAAATAAAATTCCATTTCTAAAAACTATTCTACCAGGTCTAACATCACCTTTAAACTCATCAACAAAAACAGTGTTTTGGTTTCTAGTATACATAATTTCTCTTTCAAAACCTTTTTCTTCATCAAAATAGTATATACCTCTATTTTTAAAAGTGTATGTTAACGGTCGACTACCGTCCATTAATCTATACGTCCTGTCTTTAATTTCCCATCCATCAATTACAGGATTTGTTGGTTCAACTCTTTTAGGTTTTGGTGTTTCAACAATTGGTGTTTCAACAACAGGTACCTCTACCTCTTCTTTTTGTTTTTTTGCCATGATATAATATAATTTAATAAGTTAAAAAAAATAAAAGTACCGAGGCCGAAGCCCCGGTTCTTTTAAAAAATAATGTTTATCCTTTCAATAATACAAAGTTATTTGCACCTTGAACAACTAAACATCTTTCAGATAAGAAGTGCATTTCCATCGCATCTAAATCAGAAGTAGTAGCACCAACTGAACCAGTAGTCCAAGTTTTGTACTTTCTGCTTTCCATATTAGAAGCTCTGAATCTTACGTGTAAGAATGGTCTCTTTAAGTTTCTACCTAAAGATTGGTCATACACAGAAGATACACCAGCAGGAACTAATACACCAGTAATCTTGTTAGTACCGTCAGTTGCGTTTATCAAACCTCTTGTACCAGCATCGTTTAGGTATTTAAAGTCAGACTTGTAGAAGTCATAAGAACCTCTTCTAAATCCTGAAAAACCTAAGTTTAACGCCATGTCTTCAGCATTGTTAAATACACCAAAAGATGTACCGTTAGTACCGTAAGAGTTTTGAGCAGCTAACATATCATCTATAGAAAGAGCAACATCTCTGTTTACAAATAACATATTTTCTTCGATCGCGCCGTTAGCGTCAAGCTCTTTTAATATGTCATCAAACTCAGCTAAAGCATCTGTTGCAGTTGCTCCATCTAAAGCGTTAGATATGTTACCTCTTGTTGAAAGTGCTTCAAATAAACCTTCAGTTCCACCAATTGCACCAGTTGCATTAGTTACAGTAGAAGCAGCCATGTTAGCACCTGCAGTTACAGATTCCATCATTGCCATTTCTAAGTAATCAGAGAAACGTGCTTTAGTGTCACCAGAAGCTTTTAAGTACCATAGGTAACCATTTTGTCCTTCTTCACCAGAAATTTCAACCCAACCGATAGCAGATGCATCAGAACCTGATACTTCATATTTATCTTTTAAAATGATTGGCTTGTTAGTTCTAGATAAGTGCTGTGGCTTGTTAGCTCCAGCTCTACCTATAGATCCTTTAACATATTCAGATCCATAAACTAGGACAGTTAATGCTCCAGATAATCCAGCAGCACCATCAGCGTTACCATCATATCTTTCACATTGTATAGTACCTGCAGTAGCGTTTACGCTTTGTACAAATACATTTACAGTTACGTTTGCGTCAGACACAAGTAACATATCACCAGGACGTATACCGTGGTCTTTACCTGTGTTTGGTACTGCATTTCCATCAGCATCAGTTGTGTTACCATCGAAAGTCAGTTTTAATTCACCTGAATCATTTGCTCCAGTAACAGTTTTGTATGCTAAATGTAATCTACCTTGCTCTGACCAAATTACTTGGTCTGAAGTCATAGATTCTTCAGCTCCTACTTGCGATAAGAAACCTGAGATAGTTCTGTTTCCAAAAACCTCAGCTTCTTTCTCCATAAGATCTGGTAGGTATTGTTGCGCCCAACCATTTGTTTGACCAGTACCTCCAGCGGTAAAGTCAATATAGTTAGTTGCAAGCAATTGTTTCATCGGAGCAGGAGTATAACCTGCTGCGGGAACGGTTTGTGCTAATGCCATTTTAAATAATTTTTAAATTAATAATTAGTTTCGTTTTTTAATACGTAGCTTCATATCATTTGAATCATCACCTAAAACCCTAATTTTTATGCCTCCTTCACCTTCATAAACTTTATGAGATTCTCTAGACGTGTTAATGTTCTTGGAATCGGCAACAGATTGCTTTATAGCATCTGATTTGCCTTGTTCATAGAAATGTTTTGCTATTGCATCAGGATTCATAGCAGTGAATAATCCTTTGTGGTAACCCGCAGCATCTGACATTAAACCTTCGTGAAGAAACTTTCCTACGAAATTATTTATATCTATTTGCGTGTTTTTCACATCGTCAACATTCTGAATATTATAAGTCATTTTTTGGTCGCCAACGTTAAATTCAAACCCTTTAAAATCTTTATTAAAAACTTGGTTTGTTTTATCGTAAAAAGTTTCCTGTTGATGCTTTACAATTTTCATGTTCTGCTCTTCATCTTGATTGTATCTATTAAAGAACTCAATTGCTTTCTGTTGCTCACTCGTGAGCTTTGAACCAGCTTTGATGTCTTCATAGTATTTAGACTTTTGCCCGTCTAAGTAGGACCTTGCCTCAGCAACTTGCTCTTTTAAGGCTAGTTTTTTTCTTTTTACCTCTTTTTGATCGTCTTCTTCTTCATCGTATGAAAATCTATCTTCTAGTAGAAAATTAATTTCTTCATTATTCAAATGAGGTTTTGTTCTTTTGTAATAATCATGTAAAACTTCAGAGTCATCTAAATCTTTAACATCTGTATTTAGTCTTACATAATCTTGTAGATCACCACCAGTTTCTTCCATAAAGTCCATTAACTTTTGAATATTTTCTGGTAAGTCAACGTATTCTTCTTCTACCTGTTCTTCTTGAGCATTTTCAACAGCTTCTGGTTCTTCATTTTGAACGGCTTGCTCTTGCTCTCCGGTAGGTTCTTCATTTGTTGCTTCGACGTTTTCTTGCTGAACTCCTTCGCTAGCTTCGGATTCGTTGCGTACAGGAACCTCCTCTGTTTGTGACTCTGAAACGGCATCTTGATTTTGGTTTAATTCGTTAAACTTGTTTAAATCTACTTTTATATCACCTTCTTCGTTAAAAGATATATGTGATTCTTCTTGTTTTTGTTCAGTGGTTTCTTCCACAGGTTGTTGTGTAGTTTCTTCAACTACTTCTTTGTTTTCTTCCATGATAAAATAATATTAAATAATTAGTTGTTTGTTAATCCAGCTACTCCCATGCCACCTTCCATTGAATCCATACCTTTTGACTCAAAGTTAGGAGTGGCTTTTTCTCTTTCTCTTTGTGTTTTAGCTTCTTCTTTCATACCTTCTCTTTGCATAGCATTATCCGCTTCAAGTTTTCTCATTTCCATATTAAGCTGAAACTCTTTTTCCATTAACTTCATTTTTAGCTCTGCCTCTTGCTGCATGTATTGTATTTTCATACCATTTCTTTTTTCTTCCATTTGCATTTCAGCTTCAAGTTGAGCTTGTACTTTTTGCTGTTCTGCTTGTGCCGATGCAGCAGCTGCTTGTTGTTGAGACTCGCCTTGCGCTTTTATATTTTGTTGCTGCATAGCTTGATCTCTTTCCATTTTCTTTTTCTTCTTGAACTTTATAAGTTGATTAGCCATTTTAAGGTTTTTAACTTGTCTAATGTCTATGGCATCATCTAAATCTATTAGCTTTTGTTGTAAAGCCATTTGAATATTATTTTCAAGAACTTGTTTTTCTTCTTCGTCTGGTTGCATTTCTATAAATATACCAAAGTCATACAAATGTAATTCTTTCATTTCATCTAACGTAGCTACATTATGAGCTCCAATAGCTTGTATAAAAGCATCTTTTGTTGGTGAATATTCTATAATATCAGATATTCTAAGTGATAATTGTTCTGCAGTTTCTACAGTTAAAAATAAACTAGCGTCTAATATATGTCTTGTTGCTACATTTGAATTAGCAGCTGCAAGTTTTTGTATACCAACTAATGACCTTGAGTCTGGCGTAGAAGCATCTCTAGCTTCATTTAAACCAGTCACATCTCTTATCATTTGTAAATAATAATTATAATTATTTATAAGAGCAGTTAATTTATTACCAGCACCTTGACCGTTTGATATTTCTTGTATAGGTATTTTACCAGGATTTTGATCACCATCTTGTGTAAATGATCTACCAACTACAGAACCTGTTTGGAAAAACATATTTAAAGCTTCTTGAGCATTATAGTTTGTTCCATTACCTAAATCAACTTCAGCTAAACCATCTATATCTAAATAAACACCATCTGGTACCATACGAGATAATACTTGCTGTAGTTTTAAATGAGTTAACTGTATCATATCAGCAAAACTAGTTATTCTGCTTACAATTGACTCTATTCTTCCGTTATACATTTTAGGTGCAACAATAGCATAGTTCATTTTAACTTTATTAAAGTCACTTTTAGTTCTCATCATGTTATCAGCTTTCTGCCATTTTAACATTTTTGAAGAACCTAAAACTTTTACACCTTCAAACAAACACTCTGTAGATTTTTGTAAACGATAAAAATCACCTTGTTTTTCTGATGGTGGATTAAATGTATCTGGTTTTGGTATAGCTTTTTCTGCACCTGAAGATAATTTTTTAACTTTATATGTATTATTCATATAAGTTTTATAATTAAAATATAACAGTGCTACCTTGTTATTATCTTTATCTTTATCACCATATCTACCATGATTATAAGTAGAGTGATATTTTGTTATATCTTCTAAATCTTCATTTGTAAGATGAGGAAACTCTTTAGCAAGCTCATTAATAGGTATATCTTTTACCTCACCAACATAGTATATGTCTTCAAAATAAGGAGAGTCAGTATAAGAATAAACTAAATTAGCTGGATCAACATATTCTACTTTAGCACCTTCTGACATATTAAAAGTTGTTTTTGTAGCAGCAATACCACAAACTGTAAGATCTTCTAAACATCTTCTTCTTATAAGATCGTATTTACAACCGTCCATTAATGTGTTTATAGCTTCTTCATTAGCAATTTCAACAGCTTGTTTATAATTTAATTGCATGTGCAACTCTAACTCAGCTTTATTGTCTGGTAGTTCGTTAGGATCTGTTTGATACATATCTATATTTAACTGTTGCTTAGCAGCATCGTTAAACTCTTTTGTTTGCATATCAGCTATTATGCTTTCCATATACTCAGTTCTTTTTGCTACACCAAACTGATCTTGAGAAAAAGCTTTTATATCATAACCTCTATTAGCCATACCATTTACAACTATATCTACAAATTTAGGTATAATAGGTACTGGTGTCCAGTCTAAATTAAGATAAGACAAATCACCATTTATTGATAATTCATCTTTATATTTTTGTATTGATTGCTCTCCTCTAGCATATAACCTTAAGTTGTGATATTTTCTTTGTGATGTTGAATATCTATGAGTAGCTGGACCATCGAACCACTCTAGCTCTATAGCCTTACCAACTCTCATACCATAATCAATAGTCATTTTTTCTAAATCACTAACGACTTGAGAAGGAAAATTTTTATGTACAGATCCTGCCATATTACCTTTTAATTATTTTTGAATTTATTCCTCTATTGTTATATCTCGCTATACTTATATCAATAGGAGTTCTTTCTACCTTTGGGTTTGGTTTATATAAATGTCTATTACAAGCCATTATAGCTAACCCAGAACTAATAGCCGCGTCAAACTTTGTTCTTCTATTTATGTCAAACTTTGACCAATCATTTAAAGTCCTATTAAAATACATATTACCAAATTCAGCCTCTGAAACTTGACCAACCTTTTCTTGTATATACATCTCAATAGCTGCAGCGTGTGCTTGTTTTATATCTTCACTAGTATTAGGTATACCACCTATTTCTTTTTCAGCTACAGATAATTTATTCCAAACTCTATCAGGTCTGTTCATGCTAAAACCTCTGTAACCTCTACGTCTTAAATAGTACAATAATCTTGGTTTGTTATTTTCTGCAAGTAATGGCATACCATAAAAAACTAATGCCATCAAAACATCTTCAAAAAATATATCTGCAGTTTGTGGTCTAGCTATGTACTCTAAAAAAAACTGACCAGGTGGACAATCTTCCATACTAAACTTAGTTAAACCATGCAAAGCTCCTTTAGAACCTCTACCATCTACAGTACCTGATATATCATAGCTATCACAACCAAAAGCACCCATGTGCTCGTTACCTGGATAACGTATACCATTTTTAACTATTATCTTGTTTTGTAATTCCATTTTAGGCACCCAACTAACATAAAATCTACCTTCAGGGTTTGGATAAAACATCACTTGAGTATCTTTAATACCACCAACCCATTGAAAATTACCTTTTGTAATACCTAGTGTATTACCAAGATCTTCGTTATAATCTATTTGTTCGTATATTTTTACTAAGTTAAATATACTGTTTTTTGTTTCATCTCTAAACGCATGTTCTTCAGTTCTTGGAAACTGTCTATAAAATTCGTTTAAAGCATCTTGATCATTTTTTAAACCTTCAGCTTCGTTTTGCCAATGATCTATTATTCCATAATCTATTAACTCTCCATCTGGTGCGAATGTGTCGCTATCAGGCGTATTAAAAACAGGAAGTCCGTACTCGTCAATAAATCCTTCATAGTTCCATTCCATTGGGATAAACAAAGAGTACAAACCAGACTTCGTTTGACCATTTCTATTTCTCTGTGTGACATCTGAGCTATTGTATAGTTTTTTAAAATTGTCTCCACCTTTATCTAATGCGTTTGAAGTCGAGCCCATCATACATTTACCTATAATTCTACTACCTAGTCGTAAACATGTTTTAGTTACTCTCCAGTTATTTAAAATGTTATCGGGTCTTTCCCATTTACCACTTTCATCATGTACAAGTAAAGCTAGTTTTTCACCATCATAACTATTATCACCTGTATTTTTCCAGTCAATAGTTGTATCTAATCCTTCTAACTCTTCTAACTGTTCGTTAGCTGTTATTTTTTTTCTTGTAAACTTACTAGCTGGTACTCTATAAGCTAATTCCGTTTTTGGACGATCCATACCGTCTTGTATTGGTTTAAAGAAAAATGGATAATTAATACTAATAGGTACAACTTTATCTGTAAACATTTTTTTAGCATCAGCACCTGTTTTAGAAAGTATACCATACCTACTATCACTAGACATTGTTGCTAAGTTAACTGTTTCAGCTGATGACATAAACGAAAAACCAGACCGTCTATTTTTAAGATAACACATACCGTAACATCTTTTATCAGCTTTACAAGCTTCCCAAAATATATAAAATATTCTATTAGCTTCTCTAAAATCTGGTGCACCTACATCTATTTTGCTCCATTGTAGATACATATAGTGTGTACCTGTTATATATGTTGGTTTATCTTTGTTCATAAACCAAAAACCTTCATCTCTACGTTTAAACTCTTCGTCTATGTAGTCGTACCATTTATCTTTTTGTTCTTCTGGGTAATTACGCCAGTCAAATATATTTTTTAATTTATTTAATTCTTTAGAATATTCTAACTTTTGCCATTTTCGTTTGGCATGCACGTACACGTTGGCTGGCACTTTCGGTAAAGCGATTCGTAAATTTTGCACTTCAATGATTTCACCAATTTTACCAGTTTTTGATATAACGATAATATCATGTTCTTTATTATATCCATATTTCCATTTTTTACCACGATTCATTCTCGTGATTGTTGTTAACTTTACAGGTTCTACAACTTTAACTAAACTTTGCTCGTACATTACTTAGATCTACTTTCTGCGAATCCTTTAAACACTTTTTTCTCTGTCTCTTCAGGTGTTTTGCCCTTAAGCAAGTTTTCTTCTTCCTGTATTCTGTTAAGTATTTCAAATGCGTCAAATATAGCTAGTTTTTTAGTTGCAGCAGCATTTTTTAATCTATCAGCACTAACATCGTCTTCAGTGTTTGTTATAATCTTTTCTTTAGCAACATTAATTAGTTCTTCAACTGCTCTGTGCCCAGCTTGGATTATAAGCTTCTTCGTTTCTTTTATTTTCATATTTAATTGTAATTGAATTAGATTTAACTCTATATACTCTTTCACCGTCAATAACAAACTCATATTTGTCTATTGGTAAAAAACCAACAATATCACCTTCTTTCACACAGCCATCAGTATATTTAACTATGCCTTTTAACTTTTCTTTTTCGTTATATAAAGGGTTTGTTTGTTTTAGTGGTTGTATAAAATTATATCCTTTTAATGGTTTCCATCTCCAATGTCTTTTATATGCAAATATTTGATCTATATAAACAATATAAGTGTCTTCATTAAAATAATTACCACTGTTTCTTTCATTACCGTATTGATCGTGCCATCTTCTAAAAACATTGTGATGAACAATAATATCGTCATTTACTTCTATTTCTGTATTACCAATAATTGGAGTAGATATAACTTTTGCTTTTCTATTTACATATTGATGATTAAAAACTTCAGTGTTAACTATTAATTCTTTATCACCAACTTTTTTAGTGTTATTATATCTTTCTCCTATTGGTTTTATAACAAAACCATATACGCTTCTCATCAGTATTCTAAGTTATACTCGACAGATATTGCCATGTTTTTATTAAAATCTTTCCAAGGTATAACTTGATTTGCTTTTTTAATATATATAGAAAATTTTTCTTCTTCTTCTAATATATCACATATTTTATGACCACCATACACTTCTTGCCCAACGGCATAGTGCATGGCGTCATTTTTATAATCTTTACCTATAGATATTTTACGAATTAGCTTGTCCATCTTCAATTTGTTTAAGCTCGCCTGTTCTAATATCTACATCAACTTTACCGTACTTATCTTCAAGTTTACCTTGCATAAGTTTTAGTGAATCTTGTAAACCAGCTGATTCATGTAATTTAGCGTGTTTGTGAGTTTCTAATCTACCTAACTCCATGTTTAGCATGTCTATGCTTCTAACTAGCTGTTGAAGTTGTTCTAGCTCTTTTTTTTCAAGCTTATCAGCTTTTGGTTTTAAGTCTACAATTTTATCTTTTTTAGGTGTTTTTCTTTTTGCCATTTTTTTTAATTTAAGTTAATTTAATTTTAATCGTCTAATTCCGAAACGTATTGAACGCTTCTTATTTCATCTACTGTTACTCCAGTTCCATCTCCAACCCAATCACTATGATTATCAAATGTGTAACTTGATAATTCCGAGGCTTTTGCAAAACTATGAAGCGTACTACCTATAGTATCACTTGTAACTACTATGTTTTTACTTTTATCTATGCTTTTGAGCATAAATTGTATATTTTCTTTGTTTAAAGTATTAAATACTTCGCTTGTTACTATATAATATTTCATTTTATATTGTTGTTACTGCTGAATCTCCATTTACTGAGAAATTACCAGATGATTCACCACTACTATCATTACCATTACCAGCTTCAAAAGTATAATATCCTTTTAAATTACTAGCAGCGCTGTGTGTAGTTGCATCTAATCTTGTTCCATTATTGTAAAGCTCTGAAACCTCACTTGCTGTTAACGCTTTATTCCAAACAGTTAAGTCATTATAAAGAGTTGCAGAACTATTACCAGATTTTAAATTATTAGCTGTGTTCGAACCAATCGCAACCTCTCTAGACTCACTAGCGTCCATAGAAGGCGATCCTTTTGTAAATCCACTTGTATAAAAACCAGTACCTAAGCTACTACCATTCCAATATGCTTTTAAATGGGTTGGAGATGCGCTACTAGTTCCACTCATCGTAAAAGTTATCATTGTAAAGTCATCATCACCGGTATTACCTCTATTAGTAGCAGACCAATAACTAGCACCTAAACCAGCAGCCGCATAAGCAGTTGCGTAATTACCAGTATTAGAATGAAATAACCAAAAATTCATGTGGTAGTTATTATTGTTATTACCTCGTTCTATAACTAATCTATTGTTATCTTCTCTATAATATATTCTAAGCATTTCGTTTCTTGTTCCAGTACTATTTTCTTGGTTTGAGTGAAAAAAGTGTATATTTGTGTTCAAGTTAGACGCCCAACCAGCTTTAACCCAAAACGATATTGTGTGTGCTGTAGTTTCTGTAACATTCCATATTGAACTACTGCCAGTAGAATCAATTTGTATCAAGTTAGCCTCACCAGTAGTTATAGATTTTGAAACAGCTTTTGTATCGTTAAACGTGCTAAGATCGTGGTCATAAGAATAAAATTCAGACATTGCATGTGGCTGATTACCATCAGGTCTATCATTAGCATTGTTACCCGTGTTAATAGTTGCTACAGTACCATCAGAACAATCTTTTAAACTTGACTGTGTTGTTGCGCTAGCATTGTAAGTATTAGTAGTTAATTCAGCTCTAATACCAGCTAAACTTATTGCACCACTACTCGGGACGGCCATGTAAAATGTATTTTAATTCATTAATTTGTTTTTGTTGATCTTTAATAGCTTCAATTAAATAACCTACTAAGTTACCATAAGCAACTCCTTTAAATTCACCGTCGTCTATAACTAACTCTGGAGCAACTTTTTCTATTTCTTGAGCTATAACACCAGAGCTAGCTTTACCTGTATCTACACGATCAAAACTAACACCTCTCATCTCTAATACTTTTTTACCGTCTAATGTTTTAACATTTTCTTTTAATCTTTTATCAGAATATGCTATTACATCTGCAGTACCAGTTATCGTAGAGCCAACGTACAACTTTTTAGCAATGCTGGCGCCACCAGTGGTTCTTATTGCCCCACTGGTACCTTCAGCTTCAGATGAATCTGTTGCACTACTTACATTTAAATCGTTTAAAAACTTCATCTATTAAATTTTACTATTGTTTATGAATATGCTATTGAGTTATCAGCTAAAACATGTGCTGCCATTATAACTACTCTAATATTACTAGTTGGTGTTGCTGAAAATGTAATAGCAACCGTGTCTGAAGCACAAACAACGTCAGCTTCAATTTTTGAGTTTGTAGTATCACCTTCTTCCCATAAATCTACAATAACATCTTTTGTACCAAAACCGTGTGTTATAGTAGCTGTTGTATTTGATCCCATATTACTAGCGTTAATACCACATGCCGTAACATTTACAGCAGACGTAAACGTTATTGTATCGCCAGATCTAGATGTTGCTAGTCCATTAGCACCAGTTAAAGTTAAAGTATCAGTTGTAGTGTTTGCTGTTGCAGTACCACCAGTTTGAGCAGCAAAGTTTTTGTAAAGATCTTGTATTATTGGAACATAAGTAGAACCATCATAAGTAGACCATTTATCTGTACTTTCATTCCATAATAACGATTGATTAGTTGCTGTACCTCTTTCAATTTCAATACCAGCGTTTTGAGATGGTGTACCTGTTTCATCTTTGTTTAACACTAATATGTTATCACCAATTTCAACGGTGTTTGAGTTTACAATTGTTTGCGTACCGTTAACAGTTAAACCACCAGTTATTACAGCATTTCCACTTACAGCTAAATCATTACCAACACTTATATTATTAGTAGCTGTTAAGTTATTACCAATTGTTACGTCATCTGGTAAACCTATTTGAACTGTACCAGCATCACCAGTAGCAGGTGTTGTAATTGCAATTTCGTTAGTTGTACCTTTGAAACTTACAGTATCATCATCACCACTAGAAGCATCTAAAGTTAATACAGTTTCGTTGCTACTTACACTAGCTAATGAAAGGTCATACGTAGTGTTAGTGTTAGCTATAGTTGTATCAGTCCAAGGTACGTTTACAACTAATTGGTTAGATGAGTTCTTTTGAATACCATAAGTTCTACTTGAAGTTTCTGAAACAGAGTTAGCAGCTACTGATTGTGTTGTATTGCTAAACAGTTTACCTAAACCAAGAGTAGATGACGTCATCATACTGTAAGTAGTATTAGTATCTGTTGAACTAATAGTAAACTTGCTATCGTTTGTTCTGGTAACTGTTGTAGCGCCAGAACCTACAAACTCAATATCATCTGTTGTGTTACCAGCTGCACCAGTACCAGATAATCTAAGCTTTGTAGTTGATGATGGTATACTTACAGAATATTCGTTTTGAGTATTTGTGTTAGTTACCGTGTTTGCAATAGTAATAACACCATCTGAAGTTGATGTAGTAGTAATACCAGTTCCAGCTGCTATTGTTATTGTATCGTTATGATTTACTGTTGTAGGGTTTGTATTTGTAGTACCTCTTAAAGTAAATGTTGTTAGTTGGTTAGTATTAGTATCTGTAGCTGCAATAGTAATGCCTGTAGCACTAGTTCTTGTTACAGTTACATTAGAACCACCTGTTATAGTTATATCGTCGTTAGAACCACTAGAAGGATCTAATCTAAGTATAGGGTTATTATTGCTACCACTATTTTGCGCTACTAATAGATCGTATAGTACACCTCCACTTGTACCGTGTGAAAAGTCTCTCCAGTTAGAACCGTCCCACCATTTTGGTATATTATCACTAGTATCATATATTACATTACCCGCGGCGGAAACACTAGGCGTATAACTACCTGAACCAACTCTGTAAAGTTTCATTCTTCTTGCTTCGTTTTCTACAAGGTCTAAATGATTTAAAAATTTCATATTTTTTTATGTGTTTATTATTATTTAGTTACAATACGCCTTACCGCTGTTATCCGAAGAGAGGTATATTTTTAACTGATTATTATTAATATGTTCAACGTCAGGTATAAATATTGTATTACCTACAACAGCTTGAACAGCAGGAAATTTTCCTAAATTATGATTTACAGTCCAAGTTGATGAAGCGTTTTCTTGTGTATGTGTAAAATGCTTATCACCTTGATCTGGTCCAACCCATATTTCTAATACATAAACAGCTGGAACAGCAGGGTTAGCCCCACTTGGGTTAGAGTTCCAACTACTATTACTTGACACGTGTGTAACAGCTACATCAAAAAAATCGCTGTGCGTGCTATTAACTGATATTCCATTTACATCAAAAATTCCATAATAATTAGGATTACTAACATCATGAAATTTTACTCTTTGACTTACATATTCAGCTAATATATTTTCAGCAGTCATATTACTACCACTTGCTAAAGCTGTAGCAAAAGGAAACTTACTTATTTTTAATGTTGACAACGCAGAAAAAGCAGTTGAAACATTGTTATTGTTTCCTATTATAGATCCTGGTTGCGGAGCTCCGTTGCCATTATAATTTAAATTATGGTATTGCCAACCTAAAGCACTAGGATTACATTCTGTAATGTAATTAATAACAGTGGTATTTCCACCACCGGTACTAGGACCCATTTGAAAGTTTCGCGTTACACCATTTTGATCTGTACCATGAAGCTTATCGTTAGGATCTAAAGAATCTATTGTATATGTACTAATTCTTGCCATATTAAAATGATACGTTTAATTGCAGCGCAGCTCTTAATTGGTCTTTCCAGTAAGCTTGACTTGTTTCGCTTGATTTGTTTGTTAATGCTACTAAATGCAACATATTTGATTTATCGTTCCAAGAAGTTATATTTGCAAAATCATTTAAACTTCTATTATTACCATCTGTTCTTGTAGCGTGAAAAGTTAATTTACCTTCTATTACACCTTCTTGTACGTGTCGTTGTGATGCGTTTAATCCACCAGGACCATTATGCGCATTACCTACAACCCCATTACCAACGTTATTTAAAGCTGAAACTCTAGTTGTAGTTCCACTACCAGCATCTATTATTATATATGTTATAGATGGTTTTTGTCCTGAGTTTGTTAATATATCTTTTATACCACTTCCTAAACCTAAAGTATTTCTTGCTCCAACTATATCTGTTGCATAAGTAGAGTGATCATCAGGACTACTATAGTGAAAACTTCCATTTGTTGAATTAAAACCAAAAGAAGTCATAGAAAATGTTAATTGTGTACCTGCAGCAAAACTTTGAGCACTACTTAATGTTACAGTATTACTAGATATATTAGTTATAGTTGGTGTGCCAGATAAACTACCAGCACTAACAGCTGTTAATTTCATGTGCTCAGCAAAAGGCTCTGAAACTACGCCATCATTGTTATCACTTTCTTTAACTAAACCTGTAATAGTATCTAAAACGACAGTTGTGCTATTTGAAGTTGTAGCTTGTACTGTTTTTGTTAAAGTACCTGTAAATGGTTCTCCCCAAGGTGTAGAATAATAACCACCACCTCTACGGTTATTAGGATAACCACCTTTACTTTCGTTTATAACAAAAACTTGTATAATATTATTTACTGTATTGTTGTTCCCTAAATTATTCCAACTTTGAGAACTACCACCTACAAAATGACTACCACTCCAAGTTAACCATCTTTCATCGTTTATATTTCTATGATTAACGTGAGCATTGTAAGCGTTTTTACCGTTTGTGCTGTTGTCAGTGTTATAATCAGGAGCACCTTCAATACCACCAGTAGCGTATAAATCTTGTAACTCAGCTCTTAATGACACTGTAGACTTTACACCATCTTGTCCAGCTGCACTACCACTAGAAAAATAAGCGCCAGTCATAGCGTTTGTTAACGGTGTTATAATATCGTTCATAGATCCACTACTATCAAAATGAAAATTTACCCAAGTATGAGCATCCCATTGATTACCTCCGCTTTCAATATAGTAATGTGGAGTTCCTGCTTCGGCTCCACTTATCATTCCTGTAGTGAAGCCCATTTTTAGTATTGTCTATGTTTATGATCTAAGTATGCTATAACACCACCATCAGCATCTGCATCTATAGTAAAACTTTCCCAAGCACCATATATAATCATGCCTTTTGGAAACTTTGTTAAATTTGAATCACTACCAGCGTTTATTATTTGACCACCTGAACCTATGTAATCAGCTTCGTTACCAGCTGTTTCAGTACCCATACCTTTTTCACCTGTATTATCACCAACACATATACCAGTTGTTGGTAGTTGATTACTTTTAGGAGCTATAGGTGATAACTCATCAAAAGTTGTATCAGCCAAAAACTGTATCATGCAAATAAACATATTTGTAGGCGCTTTTACCTGTGTATTAGTATTTGTAAATATTGAACCTTGTTGGCCAAACATTAAGTCATTTCCTGTATTTCTACCCATTATTTTTTTACTTTTTCTAGTGATCTACCACCGAAGTAAGCACCGATCACGGTTATTAATACTAATTGTAATAAATCTGTCCACTTGTTTTCTACTTTAAAATTAATAGCACCAGCATCAATAAATATTAATAATACTGTTGATACAACTAAAAATACTAAAACTAGTGGTCTTATATTTTTACTAAGCCATGAGTCAGACTGCATGTCCATTTTCCATCTTTCAGTTACTTGCTTTTGCATCTCAGCTTCGTAACCCATTATCATGTCTTTTATTTTTTGTTCTGCAGCTAGTTTTTCTTCTTTTGATGTATGTAGATTATCTATCACACCACCAACATTTTTAATTAACTCACCTGCACCTGCTGAAAATATTTTACTTAACATATTAATCTCTATCTGTTATAGGTTTTTGATTTTTCATAGTATAAGACTTTGGTTGGCCTTTTTTTCTTTTCTTGCTACCTTCTGTTTCTTCAAGATCATAGTCACCACCTTCTACATAACCGTATACTGTAGGTATTTTATAATCAGGTACAAATATAGTATCTTTTGGTGTTATACCACTAACTGTAGCATCCATAGCTTGAGTATAACTTTTACCTTTACTATCTCTTTTTAAAACATCTGTGTTTTCACCAGCAATAGTCTTTTTTTTACCTTTTTTATTAAACAATGGTGTACCTTCACCAAAGTCTTTAATACCCTTCATTTTATATCCCATAATTATTGTTTTTGTTTTTTATATGCGGCTTTTTCCCATGGAAATGATTTAGAACCTTCTTCCATCCAATTACCATTGTATTTTATTTTACCATCTTTTCTAGGATATGTTTTACCGTTATATCTAACGTAATTATCCCCATAATCTAATTTACCAGCAGCCATGTCATCAGCATGTTTTTTCTCGTGCTTTATAACTTCTTTTTCTAATGGACTACCTTTTTTAACACTATTACTAATAAATATACTACCATCTTTATTGGCTTCACCTAAAACACCTTCATCAAGTTTTTTCCTGATTATAACGTTTTTAGAATTTTTAAAACCTCGTTTTTCTTTTCCTAGTTTAAATGCCATTATCGATCTTTATCTTTTATCATATCATCAATAGCTTTATTATAAACTTTATCTGTATATGATTTGTTATTAAAAAATTTACTTCTTTCTGAAGTAGGTAAATCTTCTTCTCCTAATAATATCCTGTATATTCTACTAATGAGTTGAGAGCACTTAAAAGAAGTTTTAAATACTGAGTATTTTATGGTAGTTCGGTTTCGATGTCGCCAAACTTCTATCCAATCATTTCTTCTAAGTTTCTCCCATCTGTTCTTATCCCAACTCATTGTGTATACTCCGTTTATAAAGTCTTGTCGGGTAAATCTTCCTTTACAATCGAGGTATATTAATAACTCCAGATCAGCGTCGGTTATGTTGTAAGTTTTACAAGCCCATTTTCTTACTAATCTGTAGTATTTAAAAAGATTAATATCTCTTAGATGTTGAGCTGTTATTCTCATTGAACTAGAACAACATCTCTAGCTTTTATTATATAATTTACAGTTCCATCGCAATCAACTTTCTTTGCACCAGCCCTGTCGTAATATATAACATCGTTTTCTTTCAAGCCTTCAACTAAATTACCAACTGATATTATTATTGCTTTTACATATCTATTAGCTTCATCAACTTCTTCTGTTAGTATTAAACCTCCTACTTTTTTAGGACCTAACTTTTCTTTTTTTATTAGTATAAAATCATTTACTGCTTTCATCGGCTCTTACATTTGAAATTACACAATCAGCAGAAATAATAGTAGATACTACACTAACAGCGTTTTTAAGCGCAGACTTAGTAACAAGTACTGGATCTACAATACCAGCACTAATCATATCAACTTCTTTATTAGTTACAACATTAATACCGTAACCTTCTGTTAGTTCTTGACCTTGATTAATACCAGCATTATCTAATATTGTTTTGTACGGCGCTCTAATAGCATCTAATAGTATTTTTTCACCTTTACTTTTAGATGATACTCTTTCTGCTGCGTTTAACAAGGCTACACCACCACCTGGCACTATACCTTCTTGTAAAGCAGCTTTTGTAGCAAATATAGCATCTTCTACTCTATCTTTCTTTTCTTTTAATTCTACTTTAGAATCAGCACCTACTTTTATAATACCAACAGAACAAGATAACATAGCTAGTCTTTCTTCTAACTTTTTCTTTATATAACCGTTTTTCTCGCTTTTAATTTTCTTTTTTACTTCTTTTATTCTTTCTTCAATATCAGGGTTAATTTCATCTGTTAACTTTATAACAGTGGTTTTACTATCAGTTACTGAAAAGTCAGCCTCACCAAGGTATTGTTCTGTTATAATATCTAAATCGTCTCCAAGTTCTTCGTTTATTACTGTTGCGCCTGTTAATATAGCTAAATCTTCAGTAGCATCTTTTTTAGTAGGACCAAAGCCTGGTAAATCAATTATATTTATTTTGATATTACCTTTTACTTTATTCATTGCTAAAGCTGTTCTAACTTGTTGATCTACTGGAGCTACTAATAGTAACGGCCTACCTTTTTTAATAACGTACTCTAATACTGATTGTATTCTTCTTATGTTCGGAATTTCACTAGATACAATTAATACTAAAGGGTTTTCTAATTCAGATCTGTGTTTTTCAGTATTAGTAACAAAATGTGTAGAGGTAAGAGGACATTCTATTTTAACGCCATCAACTACATCTATATAAGTTTCATTTGTTTCTGAAGACTCCATCAACACAACACCGTCTTTTCCAACAGTTTCATAAGCCTCTGCTATAATCTTTCCTAGTTCTTCATCATTATTACAGCTTATTGAACTAACAGATTTCAGCATATCGCCTTCGATCTTGACAGCAGACTTATTTAGATATTTATTTATCTTTATAAGACATTTATTTATTCCGTCTTTTATTTCTCTTATTGATGTGTTTTGATCTATAGAATCATAGACCTTATTTAAAAGTGATTGAGCAAGGACAGTAGCTGTAGTAGTACCGTCACCTGCTTCGTTCACTGTATTTTTAGCAGCTTCTTTTATAAGTGTTGCACCCATGTTTTCAACCGGGTCAAATAAGACTACGTTTTCCGCAACGGTTACACCGTCTTTTGTTATGACCGGAACTCCACGTGCGTCTTCAAATATAACGCATTTACCAGATGCTCCTAAGGTTGATTTTACTGCTTCAGCTAGTTTATCAACACCAGCCTTGATTTTATTTTTAGCTTCATTACCAAAGTTAAGATCTTTGACAATTTCGCTAGGCAAATTGTAATTCATATTTAATTTAATTTAATTTAATTCAACTATTACTATTTAAAAGTCTTTACGACTTTCGGACCACTTGCCGCTTCCAATTTCTTTTGGAAGTGCTCGATGCTGCCGTCAATGGCAGCTTCAGCACCATCTATGGTCTCTCTTCGTGTTACATCTACCCAAACATCATCTTGGTTTAGTTGTAAACACTCTGTTTGGTAAAACCCGTTAGGCAATTGAGTTATTCTCCAATTACTTTTTGTAGATAAATGTTTCCATTGCTCAACAGTTTCTTTACTCGGTTTTTGGTTGCCAGCTGTCATTGTGCTGGTCTTGTAGTATAAATAAGTCATTTTGGTTTTATTTTAGGTTAAACTTATTGGTATAGGGTCTTTCCCTATTTCTTTTTGCCGTACATTTTGGCAGGTGTTTTCTTTCCATACATTTTAGCAGGAGTTTTTTTACCGTACATCTTGCTAGGAGATTTTTTCATATTTTTCTCTATAGCAGTCTGTCTAGCTGTTTCATATCCAGACATTTTACCGTCTTTATTTAAATCACCTTTCATTTTATTAGGATTACCAGCTCCACCGTCAGCTTTACTAGCATGTACTGCTTTTCTTTGTGCAGCAGATTTATATCCTTTCATTGGTGATTTACCATGTTTCATTTTCATTGCTGATTTACCAGATGCTTTTTCGGTCATTTTCATACCTCTAGCAGCACCCATAGCTAATCCAACAGGACCAAGAGCTAAACGTCCAGCGTCAGCTAAACCGAATTTACCGTCTTTACCAGTGATAGCTCCTTTTATAGCTCCACCAATTTTACCGAATAAACCTTTAGCTGGTGATTTACCGTGGCTCATTTGTATAGGGTTTTTACCCTGTCCATAGGATTTCATTTTCATTTTAAAAGGGCCTCCGCCGCTTTTTCCTTTAAAGTTTGGCATAATATTGTTTTTAGTTTTGTTTTGTTAATATTTATTATTTTTAACCACGATCATCGTCATACTTTTCTAAATCGCTGTATTTTTTATAGTCACCTGGTTTTGGTTTAACAGGCATGTCTTTCTTCTTTTTCTTCTTTTTCTTCTTTTTCTTGTTATCAACAACACCTGTAACAGCGCCATCTTTAATCATTTGATCAGCATCACGTGGAGTAAAACCTTCTTTCAATAATTGCTCTTTAGTTTTAGCACCAGTCTTTCTTTGAAATGGTGATGAAGACGCTCTACCATCTGCAGCGCCAGCTGGACCCTCATGATTAATAACTATCATTTTCTCTTTTTTACCTCTATAGTTTGGGTACAGAGAAGGACCCTTCATTTTAAACGCCATAGTTTTTCTTTTTATTTATTATTACTTGTTACGCTATATTTTTACTAACTATTTTATTTGCTTTTCTTTTTTCTGCGTAAATTTTACCATCACCTAATTTCTTTTTAGGTTTTGAATCTATTTTATTACCAACCTCTTCTTTAGCTGCCATTTTAGTAGTTCTTTTAACACTTTCTTGTTTTACGTTCTTAGCAGTTTTAGAAGCTAGGTCTTTAACTCCTTTTATTTCTTTTATAGCTTTTAAGCTTTTATTAGACTTTGCTGCCTTAACACCTGCTTTTGCTAACTTAGCACCACCTGCAGCCAAACCTAAACCAGGTATAGCAGATGTAGCGTTTATAGCCATGTTTGCTAAATGTTTCTTTGCTCCTTTGGTATCACCCTTATATTTAGCATAAGCAGCTCTACCTCCAGATAAAGCTGTGTTAGCTATATCAGCAACATTACCAATACCAGGTACCATACCAGCAGCACTTAAACCCTTTTGTATTCTATTTAAGAATTTATTCTTTATAGGAGACTTTTTAGCTTTTTTCTTAGCTTTTATCTGAGCTTGTCTTTTGTCATAAAGTTTTTTACCTTTTTCATCAAGATCTTCACGTCTAACTACGTCTTCACGTTGCTCTTCTAAAAACTTTTTATCTTTTTCAGTATAACCTTTAGGAAGTTTCTTTCCTTTTACTTTTACTTTAAAAGGTGGCTTCTTTTTTACTTTAGTACCTTGATCTTTTACTTTCATTTGAGCTTCAGTTAATACTGTAGATGGTCTAGGTAGCTTTTCTCTAGCAGCTTGTGTCCTAGCTATACGTCCAGAAGGATCAGGATCGTTAGTAGATTTTGTTGGACCATCACCAACTGGGTTCTCATAAGCGTTATATTCTGCTTTTGTTACGCTTTTACCACCAATTTTGTAGTAATATTTACCTTCAGTAGCTTTAAATGGTGAACTTTCTGACTTTTGACTGCTTAAACCTAAGTTAAACGGTCTTCTATTGTCAAAACCTAGCTTTTGTGCAGTGTAGCCATTGCTTTCTATACCTTTTTTTATGGTTGTCGATGTAATATTTGCCATTATCTTAATATGTTTGTGCCTCCTGATACTAAATTTCTAACTTTTCTAGCTCTTGGACCTCTAGTTAACTTTCTTTTTACTTTTCTTGTTGTTGTTTTTACTGCATCAGCAACTTTTCTCTTAATTCTACGTACTCTTCTCTTGCCTTTATCCTTTTTTCTAGCTTCAATACGTGCTTCTCTCTCTTCTTTTTTCTTTTTTACTTCATCTCGTCTTGCTATTTCCTTTTTTGCATCGTCATCTAAAGCAACTTCAGGCGCTGTATAGTTAGGTGCTTTCACTGTTTTTAGTTTTCTAGGCACTCTTCTGTTAACTTTTAGCTTTTTAACTCTTTTTTTACGTATTTTTTTAGGTGTGTATGTCTGACCTATCTGTTCACCATCAGCATATCTTGTTGTTGTTGTGCTGCCATCAGCTCTTTTTACTGTTACGTTTTGTATTTTCTTACCAGAGGTAGGATCAGTACCTACATCTCTAACAGGTTTAACTCTAGTTATACCATCAGATGATTGTATTTTTTGATCTTTTCTTCTTTTAGCCATTAGTTTAATTTGCTTTAGTATATTTGTTAGGTTTCTTTAACAAGTTCATTTGAGTAGTATCAACTTTCTTTAACTTCTTTTTTTGTTCTTTCTTTTTCTTTAATCTAGCTTTTTCTTTTTCTAACATCTTTTTATCTTCAGCTAATTCAGCTTCGTAATCACTTACTTGTCCAGTATGTAATGTTCCATCCGATGCTTTGTAGTATTTTTTACCATCTTTGTAAATTATCTTGCCACCGTTCTTTTGTTTCATTGGTGAGCCTTCCATTTCTTTAATATGTTTCTCAACAAGACTAGCTTGTTTACCGTGAGCTTTAACTGCTCCTCTAAGTTCTTTAGCTACTTGTTTAAGATCTTTGTTTTTCATTGGACTTTTACCTGGATATGGAAAGCCTTTCATTTTAAATCCCATTTGTACGTATTTTTAGTTGATACTATAATTTATTATATTACATAGTAAAGTGGATATTTACAAGAAGTGTGACACAAGCCTGTTACTAGGTATACTTTATAGGCTAATGTCACAAAAAAACATATTATAAATTTTGGGGTGTAGTGTTGCCCCACTCCCCCACCGGCGCCCACCCCTGCAAAAACGCAAATATTTGGCCCACCCGGGGCCTTCCGTGCTACTCCTATTATCAACGTTTTCTCGTTTTCACTTTGTATATAAATATTTACACAATAAATACGAAGATATTTGGATAATAATTATGTAAATGAAAACAAAACAAAATAAATATAAAATTAGAAATGCGGAAAGTGCGGGCAGTACATGCATAACTAAAATAATAAGTAAACAAAGTATATACTTTTATACAATGTAAATACGAAGTAAAAAAGATAATAATATAAAATAAATAAATAACTAAATATTAACTAATAAAAATTAAAATTATGAAATTAAATTCTAAAAGATTTGTACTAAGAAAGTCATTAATCGGTAAAAATGCAGTAATAACAGTAAACTTCACAAATGGTAAAACTGCTACTTACAATCACGACAAAGTGTTTGAAGTTATGAAGTCAAAGTTAGAAACTTTACCATGCTGGACAAAGTATAAGTCTTACACAGCAACTGGAAATGTACCAGTAGTGGCTAGAGAAATCTGCGAGTAGTCACAAATTTGCTCGATAAATACCGCTCGTGAAGTGCTGATTAGCGAGTGGTGGGCAGAGACGTAGTTGAGTACCGTTTAGCGTCTTATAAACAATGCGAACGTCGTTGGTGGTCATGGTGTGCAAGGTGAGTTCGATTCTCACACTACCTCAAATAAAATAAATGTTTAACTATTAAAATATAATACTATGAAAGTAACTTGTAAAAAAACTGGTAAAGATGTTACTAGTAAAGTAATAAAAGCTTTAGAGAAATCAATAACAAAAGGTAAATACACTATCAAAACTGTGTCTTCAAGTGACCCTGAGTTAAATGATAATATGTGTGAAAGCTTCTATAAAAAGTCTAAGAAATGAGAATAGTTATTAGAAAAGTAAGTGGACTATGGATAGTTCAATGTAGTGATAGTAATCAAATATACTTCTCACATAAGAATATGATGACAGCGTATAAGAAACTATTACAAATTAAATACGATAATGGTAAGATAATAATATAAAATAAACAATATGTCAAAAAGAAATTACGAACTAACGCCATGTGATTATGGTTTTAAAGTTGAAGTGTGGGATAGATATGGTAAGTATGTATGTGTATACGAGAAAACAGTAGGTGATGCTAGTAAGTTTATAGTAGACTACTGGGATAAAGCAGATGAGCGTAAGAAAGCAGATGACACTATGCACAAAGCAATACAAGAAATGATTAAGTTAGATAAAGAACTTGGCATCGTATCAGGTAATAGAGATGGATTAGATTAAAATTAAATAATATGAAGAAAGCAAAATTATGTGTAGCAGCACTTCTGCTAGGTGGGTTTAGTTATGGCCAGTCGCCTTCAAATAGTACAAACAATGACTACAGACAGAATAAATTATACGAAGAAACTAACGAGCATTTCAAAGCGGTTGAGTTTATGGTTGATGACGTGATAGAATCTATTCGGATGGATATGTACTATGGTCACTTAGAAAGACAACGTGGTGAATACTATATCAAGATAATCATGAGTGTTAAGTCAAAGAACAGAGATATAATGCACAATGTATTTACTCAAAGAAGTAAAACACTAGGTGAGATGCAACTAATGCTAGATAAACAACTAAAATGAAATTAACTAACAAACATAAGCGAGGAGTCAAAAGGCGAGTAGATCTCGAGCAAGGTGTGAGACCACCAGGCTCCTCGGTGTTTGTTAATAAAAAGAAATATACAAGAAAATTTAAACATAAGCAAATATGGAAACAATGAAGTGTATAACAGTACTAGATTTTGAAACAGGAAAAGTACAT